CCGTCTATCGTGGTGTCCTTATAAATCATCAGCTTCGACAGACCAGCCGCCCAACCGAGAATGTCAGCCTCAGAACCTCCGATCATGGCCGAGAGGAAGAACGAGCCATTCTCCGCACCGTCAGCGCCGGAGGCATACTGAGCGTAGAACTTGGCTATCTCCTTGTCCGTGCCCGGGGCGTCGGAGTCATCAAGGAAGATGGATGGTTCAGTATACAGTACCCGTATGAGAGTAGTGAACTGCGGGCTTGCGAGGTTAGCTTTCAGATCCAGCCTAGCCTTTGTCTCCTTTGCAGAAGGGACTGTATCATCACTGCTGGATACTTCATCGAGGTCGGAGTCAATGGCTGTAATGGCTATTGCGCCAACGTGCGAGGCATTCAGCGTTACACCATTTATCTTGATCTCAGTGAAATCCCCACCATTCTTGTGCCATCGCTTATCCCCTGCGTTGGACGTGGGAGCGAAGATGGTAGTGCCGTTGGCTGTCTCTCCGCTTTCTTCGATGTGGAAGGACGCCTGCACCTCTCCTGTTGCGTCGAGGAGAAGAAAGGCATCGTTTGGCTCCAACTTATTCCCATCAATAGCAACCATCGTATCCGTAGAGGTTCCCCAATCCAGAGTATTTTTGCCTGTAACGGTGTTATAAGCAAATGCCTGGACTGAAATCATCAGTAGGAATAAGAAGGAAATAAGAATCTTGATGTGTTTGTTCATAGTTTATTCTCCACCAGAGTTCATAGATGTTCCGAACTCTCCAGTACTTTCCTTCTGTTTTGGCTTCTCTTTTTCCCACACCTCACCGCCAACCTTCTTGATCTTCACCGTAACCTCGGCCTTGGGATTCTTCTTCAGAAGTGCAAGAACCTTCATCAGCTCAGGACCAGTGATATCATCATAGTCCATCTTTATTTCTACCGAGTAGGTGGACTGTTTATCCTGTGAAAAGAGGCCAGCCACAGCCACTAACGGAAACAGAACCACCAGAACAGTGATCGCCAATTTCTTCATCGTGTACTCCTTAAGAGCAGCTTTACGCATACTGTACTTCTTAACCTACAGGAGCATCGCTGGGTGCGTAGGTATTACTAGTCACTCCATGAGCAGACTTAGCAGTTGACTCACGTAATATTCCTATAATCCTACGACCTAGCCTTGCAAGCATGGTAAAGCTCCTTGAGGCGACGTGTAAAGTAAGTATACCACTTATTCTACGTATTGTAAACTGTTATTCACGCGAAGTTCTAGCTATCACGTAAATAAAACAGCCAAGTCGAACGATAAGTTAATAAAGGAGTTCGGCTTATCTTTTGTCATCATATACTCCTAAAAAAACTTTACCGGATAGAAGAAGAACGGATACGTACCGTCATAATCAGTCTTTACCGTAAACACCAGAGTTCCAGTAGTACCTCGATACGACGAGCCTGGGTGTTGCAACTTGAACCCATACACATTATCCACTAACGGTGAGTACGTAGTCTCTACAGTCAGTGACGTAATATCCGTAGCACCCGCAAGATCAGTACTAGCATCAACGTTACCACTGTAAGCTGCAATAGTAACCTGCTCCACCGCAACACCAACTGGAAGGGCGTCCGTAAAGTCAACGGAGAACGGCCCCCAGTTGTCCGTACCAGTTCTAATCTCTATGAAAGCCGACTCTCCGTCTAAAGTACTGAAGTCCACGTGAATCCTCCTTACACGAAGAACCTGAAGATCCTCATGAAGAACGCCAAGATAATATCTATGAGAGAAGGAGCACCAGGCGGAATCGTATCCTTACCGTAAAGCAACTTCTTCACCTCAACCGAATTCTTAGATACGTTCCCAGCACTATCAGTCGCTGTAGCATACAACACCAACTCTACCTCCGTGTTATCCGGCACATCCACAGCAAACCCAGGGAGAGTAAACTCGGTACTAGCACCATCAGTAATAGCTTGCTGAGATACGAGCTCGTTCGTGTTGAAGTTGTACACCTTCAGTGTAACAGGATAGGACAGTTCCTTTGCTCCAGACTCGTCCAACCGGTTCCAGGTCACAACCGGCGCATAGCTCCTCGTCTCTGCATACGAAGGAACAGCAAACGCCAAAACAAGAAGGAAGGGCAGGAACACCTTCAGACCACCGAGCTCCTTAATCTTGTTAAAGATCGGGATCACGAGGAAGTCGAACACGACGTCATCCTGCTCCCATGGAGTGAACTTGACCACCTTCTCGGCTACAAACAGCCCGAGAAGAAGCCACTGCCAGTTATCTGTCAGAAACGTAATAAACGCTGCAAACGAAAGGTCCATGATTATCTCCTTTTGATAAGCTGTATAGGATCTTTAAAGATGCCTATACTTGGTAGTTCTCCTGGGTTAGGAGCTATACCCTCCATCCCGTAGCAGAGAAAACAAGACTCGGAGCAGAAGAGCGTCGAGGTATCAGCCTCAACCTTGAACAGAAGCTGAGCCGCGAGCGACTTAAAATCATAAGAAGTGCCGAGAAAATCCAGCGCCCTCTTCTTGATGTCGAGCCTTTTACTCTCCCACTCATCCTTAAGCGGGTACCAGTAAACATCGCCGTCGTACTTCTCGAGATACACAGACAGAGGAATAAGAGAGATCCCGCTGTGCTCTGCTGTCTGTGTGAATATCCTGTCACTGTCCTTAATCCATATCACGAGAGCGGAGTGGCTGAACTTGCTCCTAGTCTTCCACCGAATGAGTCGGCTCAGGACACTGTTGCCTGAGAACTGAAGAAGATCGCCGTCCTTTAACTCATCACGGTGCTCGTAATATAAAGAAAGGTCGTTACTCATCTTCCTTCTTCTTGCTCATCATCCAACCAAAGAAGAAGTTGATAAAGCGAGCAACAAGACCAACACCGATTTTCTTGGCAGCCTCTTTCCGATCCTCTTTATCGCCAGTTGCGGCCTTAACCACCTCGAGCTCAACTTCTCGTCCGGATTCCTTAATACCCTCTTCGACGATTTCTTTACCGAGTTCTTTCCAGTCGTCTCTGTTCATGGTGTGCCTCTTGAAGAAAACCATTCAGGTGAGATACTATACTAGGTATACAGTACTTACCTACTCCACAGAGTCGAGTAAGTCAAGTGGTTATTTGACATCTACCACACGAATCGTGAATAGAGTACTACCGATCAGCCTCTTTATGGAACGTAATGCGGCATTGCACTCGAATATGTTAGAGGTAGCAAGAGAACACGACATCCCCACTAAAACACAATCTTTATGGATGTCATCAACTCGATTTCCAGCATGAAAAAGTCCACAGCCCACTTGATAAACACCAGCGGGTAAACAAGAAGGGGAGCTTTTCTCAAGAGTCCAGCACAAGAGTTGATCACCATACCACAGCTCACCGATGGTGCCTCGGCTGCCGTGAACATGAATTCTCTTGAGCATAAGCTCCATGTGTCGCCCTCTTTTATCATTTGAACAAGAACCCGCACCTGTAAAGCCATGCTATGACCTGAAACCCTATACCGCCGATAATAGAACTCGTTACCGATATAATTACTGATAGCTGAAAGAACTTTCTCCACTGCTTATCTAGCTTCTCATTCATCGTAACAAGAAGCTCGCCTGTCCCTGACTCCTTCTTACACTCATCCTCCAGTGCAACCGAGAGTTCTGCAAACTGAGTTATCTGGTCCCTCAAATAACTTTCTATCCCCGAGAGCTTGTCCCTAAGCTCACGGTTCCCGTCACCAATGCTTCTATCAACTTCTCGTAGAATACTGATGATGAGCGTATATTGCTCAAGTATCTCCCTGAGCAGGCTGAGAAACGACTCTCTGTCCTGATCCATCTTTGCGCTTCCTCCAATCTTCCAGTAACTTCACTCTCACTTCGCGCATGTATTCTACGAATGATTCCAGTTCACTATCCTCGTTGTGAACCTTAAGACGCTTCTCCAGGACCACCATCTCCATCGCCTGCATCTCCTTTCGAAAACTCCTCCAGAATCCGTATATGTTGGTCGAGTCTGCTTAAGGTCGAATCAAGTATAGTTATATATCTGACAAGGTCAGGGTCTACCGTAGAAGACTCATAATTCTTCAGAATACGCCTGCACGTCATTCCTATGATGGACGAGCAGGTCCTTATCTCACTTAATTCTTCTCTGTACAGGTTTTTCATGTGTGCCTCTGGTGCACAGCTAAAGCGTCTACATACTTAACCCTGTAACCGAGCTCATGCATACTATTGGATAAGGCCACATCGAAACAATTATCAAGATAGCAGGTTCTCAACAGATCATCTAGAAGCATAGCACCATGAAAGAAATACCACCGCCTGTCTGGAGCAGGCTGTCTCGGACCAGCATAATACACGTGCTCGCTCGTTCCGGTAAAATCAGTGGTAAGGTAATGCTGAATACCTTCCTCGAAGTTCGTATAAAGAGACGGAGGAACATAGGCATTCACCACCTCTGGCATGGTAGCTACAGTGGGAGCTAAATTATCAAGAATGAGGTCGATAACATTCGGCGACGCGCTGATAACATCGCACGACTGCATAATAACAGCGTCTACGTCTGAAGATGCGATACGTAGGCAAAGATTCTGTGACTTCTTGAACCCAACATGCTTGTCAAGACGATGATATTTATAAGGCAACGTGAGGTGTTCTTTTATGATAGGAAGAGGATCCTCGTCAGAACAGTCGTCTATAATACAGACTTCAAGAGGATAACGTGTTTTCTGAACGGAGAGCGAGTGAAGAGTGTTTGGCAGGCACTTGTTCTTGTTGTAAGTAGCCATAAAAACTGCGGCTTTTCTTATCACTGTAACACTCCATGGGAGTTCCATTCAGCTTCATAGATTCGATTGAAAGTTTATCAGAGACTTTACAATTATACAAGTATTATTTAGACTTCCACGGGATTTTTTTATCTGTGACGGCCCTAAGATTACGGTACCAATCGTACCGTTCATGCATATATTTATATGCACGCTGCCCTACTTCTTTTCTTAAGCTCGAGGAGTCCAGTTCCTCAATAACTTCCCTTATCTCGTCTTCTGTTTTCACAAAGAAGGCGTGCTCTCCATTATTACCAAACAGCTCCTCTCGCCCGCCTTTATCATAAGTTATGGTGGGAATACCACAACCCAAGCTCTGCCACAGTTTATACGAAAAGGCATTCGATATACACGGAATAGCGTCCACACTAACGACAACATTGGTTCTGCTCATATACTCAGTCTGTTGATTCAAGGGAAACTGCTCATTGAATCGTATAGTCTCGAGGTAACCTGCCTCATACTTGGTAGAAGGAACAGGCATCGTTATTGGATGTCCTCTGTAGTCTACCATATCACTAATAGATACTAGGTTAACCTCCTGCCAGTGTGGTATATACTCGAGAATCTTTTTTCGGTCATGATCATCCCAGAACACGTCTATCCTCTTCTTTAGTGAGATAGCCACCCGCACGTACTTCATAAAATCCTTCACACGCTCTTGAAGAGACGTTCTACCAAAGCCAAACATCGCCAGATCGTAGGTCTTCTCAACATCAGGACAGTATCGCTCTAACGATGAAACTCCATAGGGATAATAAGCACACGGTACGGTAGTTTTCCGGAGGTACTCCTCATCACACTTATGTCCATACAAGAATAAGTCGCACTCTGGCACCTGAATAGATTCTAAAGGCCATGTCTCCTGGCGATATACAATAAACGGCACACCAAGTTCCCGACAAACATCTCCAGACCTGCGATACATCAAAGGATCGCTTCTGTAATAACGGTGTATCACAAGATCCGGCTTCGCTTTCTTGAGCTCCTCTTTAAAGTGAGAATTACTAACGTAAACTAAACCGTACTGCTCAAGAGCAACAGCCTTAAACACAGGGGTAGACCCGTAGTGCGTCACATAAAAGTCGTTTACAAAGAACTGTACAGTACACCCGTTATCAACCAGTGATTGGCGCAGCGACAACTCAGCAGAGTAGAGACCACCGAGATAAACTATCCGCATTCCTGCATCACCTTCCTCGCAATCCGCTCAACTCCCTCTCTCGTAGAAATAGTAGGAATAAAGGACAACAGGTTCCACTGCAACCGAACATCTGGCAACTTATGCAACGTCATACGCTCAGGAAGCTCTTTCTCAATCACGTAGTCAGCGTAGTTTATACCATAAATATCACAGAACCACTGTGCCATATCAGTTGTGTACGTAATCTTCGGATTGGCGATATTTATCGTGTGGAAGCCATCCAGATATGCAGCACGCTCGAGCGCCACTACCGCATCATCCATATGCAACCAACCCCTGCTGCTACCTACGTGAACCTCCACCTGCTTTCTCGCATACAGGTCGTGAGCGAACCTGCTCATCATGCTCCTGTGATCTCCAGTATCTTCATCCTCGTGATAAAACATGAACGGCCTTACAATAACTGCCTTCAGACCGTGGTTGTGCACCTCATACTTGATCAGCTCCTCACTCAGAAGCTTAGTCAGACCGTATCGGTTGTTGGGCCTTGGAATCGTAATAAGCTCCGACATTACAGATTCCTGGTTCCCATAGACCTCCGAAGTAGAGAACGCAATCAGCTTGGCCTCTACCAACTTGGAGAGCTGGATCATATTGTTGACCCCTGAGAGGTTCCGATCAATAGCCATGTGTGGAGACGACTCACAGGTAACTCTGGACACCATCGCAGCGAGATTATAAATCACCTCTGGCTTTTCTTTAATAACCACCGGATACAACTCACCTGGATTAACAATGTCAACCTGCGTAAATCCTGGCCTGTAGGCATTCTTTATGTCCGCACAAAGCACCTCATGACCACACACCTCAAGATGCTTCACCAGATGACGTCCAATGTTCCCCTCAGAACCAACTACCAGTATTTTCATGCTGTTCTCCTCAAAAACCCGTCTGGATTCGTCGTGAATAGGAATCTCTCACAGTATTTGTCGATCACGAAGTCAGGGTGGTTCGGTAGCCACTCGTGAATAGCCTCATACGGGCCTGCTCCCCACCTACTCAGCACAGGATGCCCGCCAATGTTCGAGTCTTCCACAATAAGATACTGACCAGCAGTTACGAACTCTGAGTAAGCGTCGAGCTCTCTGAGAACATGCTTCTTAGAATGATCCGAGTCCAGTACCACCATAACTGATGGCTCTCTCCTCAACCTTCCCTTAGCTCCACATATGTGATCTTTCACTTCTTCGAGAATGGATGGAGATGTAGACGATCCAGTGAAATGCTTGATCTTATTGTTATAGTTTACGTTCATGGCTCCGGGCTGGGCGTTGATGTCGATCGTGATTACACCGAAAAGGCCCATAAGCTCTGCCATATGAGCGAAAAACAACGCAGAACCACCGTTGAGCGTACCTGTCTCTATGATAATATCAGGTCTACAGGTATACATGATCTCCTGGTACACCATCAGGTCCAGTGGATTCTTGATCAGCTTGATACCGAACCACGTAACGCTGTTCAGGATGGGTGATTTTATCTCTTCACCATAAAAAAGACGGTGAAAATCGTCCACAACACGCTGCATATGCCCTCCTAGTTGTGTACTACAAGTATTTTGTTGTTCTTTATCACTGAGGCGTTCGGGTATGCTCTAAGGACATCTTGTATGTAGTGCCAATCGGCCGCGTATTCTCTAGAATTCCAACCGACTTTCTTGGCAAGCTCTGTTTTTACCACGAAGGCGGAGCAATCTATCTTACCGCGCTGAAGAGAGGTTTCTCGGAACCGGTAATCCCAATGATCATGGATCATGTTACAGTACACGATATCAGAGCACGCCTTCGTCATCTCTTCCACAAACACCGGAACATAGATATTATCAGCGTTGGTGAAGAGGACATACCGCGAATCCTTCTCCTGAATGGTAGAAAGGCCGAGAGCCCTGAGAGAATGGCCCCAATCGTTCGCCCGTGTCTCGGTACAAAAGTAATTGATACGAGTATCACCCCAATACTGATTCATTATCCGTATAAACTCCGGACCAGGCCCGTCGTGTATGAGATGAAGTCTCCAATTATGAGACGACTGACTTAATATACTCTCAACAAAACAGCGTAACTCGTGATTATGTCCGTAGGTAACAGAAACGATATCAAGGTCATACATCTATCCCACCATGCCTATCCTGTCCTAAATGGCTACAGAGAATACTGTTTAAATACGCAGGACTTTTCTTGATCCTGCTCCGTACCAAATTACCGTAAAACGAATCTATTGTCTTAATACAACTAACGAGATTATACGGAACCTGCTCCCATAAGTCACGTCTGAATACCCAGCACAGCCCACCCACGAACGGCTGGTACGTAAACCCTGGTGAATAAACTGGGGCGTCGGTATGCAGGCTAGGGAGAAGTTTGTGGCTCATTGGACAGACATAAGCTACGTCTTCATTTTCCTCGAGAACCTGAATACACTCCTCTAGCCAGCCTGGAAAGTAACGTACATCATCATCACTCTTTACGATGTACCTGCTAGTAGTCTGAGTGAACAGACGCTGGTACCGGTGCGTGGTATTTTCAATACCAGAACGCTCGTGTTCTATATCAATCAGAACGGAGTTAACGTCAGCAGTAGAATTGATGGTAGAGAGTGTGGTATCTAGATATTTACTCTCTTTATAAGAACATATAAGAACTGTAACATCATTTGTCATTACGCCAGTCCCTCGTATACCTGTGGTAACAATAGAGTCCCGGTATCAACCACGTGGTATAGTTTTGTGCGAGCAGGTCCTGGCAGTACCAATTATCTACACCTAAAAAACCATCCCTGAATAACACGGTTTCTGCAACTCTCTTGGGTGTGAGGATAAAGAAGCCACTTAGAGGAACCTGTTTGCTTTCGTTCGTTATATCCACAACAGAATCACCGTGTGTAGCATACAGTTGCTTAGCGTAGTCAGAATGAGCCTGAATGTCATCCGACTGTGGAGCGTGTGAATCTAGCTGATGAACCTTGGTCATCGGTCCTAGCCTGTTGGTTCGAGCAGTAATCCAACCAGCAGTCGGACCTGCTTTCTCGATAGCTGAAAGGCAGACATCGTAGAACTTGTGATTAAGGATGAGAACGTCGTAGTCAATAAACAGCAGCCACGGAGCGGTTGAATACTTTACTGACCGATTGTACGCCCTACCGAGTTCCTTCTTAGGCTCGTATGGGATAATGATGTCCAGTCGCATGGAACACTCAACTAACCGCGCTCCACCCGTATCGTACGATGCATGAAGAACGGGGCGAGGAGAACCCTTGCTTCTGCGCAGAGAAAGTCTCTAGCACTCGGAGTTCTCTTGTCAAATTGCATACTGGAGCCAACACCCAAACTGACGCTTGAGACTCCTTTACTTCTGTATTCAAGTATCTGATCGGTAAAACCTTCCCCAAACCCGTTGAGCATAGCGGTAACCTGCGCATAGAGCGCTTTCGTTACTGAAGGGTGCAGGTACGGGGTGTCTACGTCCTCATCATCTGTCGTGTAGTGGTAGTTGCGCGGGAACTTGAGGGATTGGGCTGAGTCGTAGAGGTCACCCCTGTACGTCTGCATGTCGATGATGATTGTGGCGCGTTTTACAAGAGCCTCCCTCTCCACATTGTCAGCCAAGGAACGCCACTTCGTCAGAGCAGTACCGTAGAGGTTCTCCTCTACGTCTTCTAAACTGGCATAAGCGTTACTTGTGGTCCCTGCAACTGTAGTGACGAGGCTCATGGCTTACTCCTTAGATGCGACGAAGTACGATTTTCTTATGCAACCCCCACGGAGCGTTCTTGATGGAGATCACGTCTGTGATCAGATACTTCCCTGTCTTGACCTTCTCATTCGCTTCTGCTCGATCGTCCCAGAAAAACTCGAGGATGAGCGGAAGGTCCTCTACCGTTTCCTCTTTCTTATTGTCTTCCGTCGCAGCCGCCAGTTCTTTCGCAACAGAGAGGTCACCTAACAACCCCTCGTCTTTTTCGTCTTTTTCGTCTTCTTCGATTTCGTCATTGAAGGAAAATCCTCCTAAGGTCTCGAGATAAGTACGAATGTCCTGCTTCGTGTAACTCTTTCCGTTCTCAGGCGGGTTTACGAGATCTTCGACCTTGATCTTGTTGATTTCCATGAGCTTCGCAGCAGACTTTGCGATAGTATACTTCATACAATCCTCCAATAAAGCAAGGGGCACCTCAAGGGTGCCCCTTTTCGGTTTAAACTACTTACGAGGTGGGCAGATTGCAACCGTACCAGTAACGCCAGTTGCGGACGTAACCACCGAACCTTACCACGATCGTTGCAACATACGCCTTCGTCTCGTTGTCACGATAGAAGTCGATCTGCTCGGACATGCGGTTCAATGCAACGATACCCTTCTTTGCGCAACCGAGAATCCAGCAGTCAGTGTCGGTGAGGCGGGGCCACACAACGACATTGATCTTGCCCTTCAAGAAGTTGGCAGGCTTTGTCACATTGAGCAAGAACCCGGTAGTGAACTGGTTGTTGTACTGCAACAGCTCTTCGGCCTTAAACTTGAGAGCAGGCGGAACAAGCAGAGTGTCAGGCTCGAGGATGATCTCGTCGTCCTTCTCATCCCTGTTGTTGGTCTGCGTCATATGAGCATAGACCGTCTGGAGGTTGGTTGCATCGAGGTCAAGGGAAGCGGAAGCATTGTAGTAGGTACCACCAGCAATGCTAGACCTTTCGTTGCCGGTAGCCGTGAAGAACGGCTTGCCGTCGTAACAGAGGTTACCGCTCGTATCAATAACAACATCCGGAATGGTGTTGTTAAAGATCGCGTGACCTGCGGTGTACGCACCATAGTTGAAGAACCCAGAGTACCACCGATCCTTGGTCCTCGGAACAGCGTCGCCCCAGGACTGAACCGTCTTCTGGAAGAGGTTCGCAACCTGAGCGTCGTCGTAGAGTTCCATGCTCCACACAACCTTCGAAGCGAAGGTCCTGACCTTCCCGATAATGGGATAGCCTTCGTGCGGCGCATCGGTCTTGATAGGCTCGGATTCCGGCTTCTCGACGAGGTCGTTCAGACCAACAGCCGAGGTTTCCTTAGTGTACGCAGCGTCGATATCCTCCTCAGCAAAAAGAGACTGATAGGTAGTAGGAATCTCGTCGTATGCGCTCCAATACCACTTGTAGCCCTCCTTCTTAAGGGCCTCGGTAAAATCATTGCGTTCAACAGCCATTTATATTTACCTCCTTCCTTAAGAAGCGGCTTTAGCTGCCAGGAGCTTAACCTGGAGCGTCTGGTTAGCGACATCTTCCGTATCAACGCCAACTACGAAAAGCTGCCCGGTAGCATAGTCCGTACCATCGTTATCTACCTGCTGAATAAGAGTAGTGGTAGAGCCGGTGTACGTAACATTGAACCGGTAGCCAATCTGTGCAGCAGTAACTGCGTTCTTTGCGGGAACCCGGTAAGTATCCTCAGCACCTGCCTCAATAACGAATGCGTCACTGGTGGTAACAGCACTAAAATAATTAGCACCATAACCAGTGAGCTTACCAACCTCAGCCCACCCAATAAGGTAGTCCGAAGAAGAGGTAGCAAGCGAAGCAGCGCCAGCAGATCCCCTTTTAACAAAGTGACCCCCCTTCTCGTTGAAGTACTCACCATTGGTGAGTGCCATCCGACGACCGGAGTTCCCGTCACCAGTTAAGTGTCCATATTTGGGTCCACTTGACATGTTTTGGCTCCTTAAAAACTTTAACGCATCTTTCGTGTGTTACATACAATGTATACTGGGTACAACACTTTCCCCACGAATGTCAAGTGGGAAATTTACTTTCCTGCTTTTTGTTGTCTCATGAGCTCCTTTTCGTTCAGAAGACTCAACCACACTTCCGGGTCCATATCCCTCATAAGAGCCTCTTTCTTGATCTTATCCGTCATCTTAATCGGACCAGAGGACGGAGTTGGCTTACTTTTATCCGTGCTCTTAGGACCAGTCGCACTACTTGCTGGCTGATCACCAGTTCCACCTTTCACGCCAGACCGGATAAGGTTATCGTTATCGGGAGACGTGAGGTACTCCTTCACGTACTCTTCAACCGACTTACCATCAACAACTTCACCCTTCTTATTGGTGATCGGAACCACCCAAGCATCGATATCGGTATCGTAGATAAAGTCCGCTCTCAGAAGGTTGACAATCTGCTGAGGTTTGAGAGCGTTGTACGACTCAGCAGCCAATCTGATCTCTGAACGAAGGCCTTCCTCACGAAGCTTATTCAACTGCTCCTGGTACTTGGAGCTCAGAGAAGAAATCTCTGTTCCACGCTTACTGAGTTGCTCATTAAGCTCTGCTACGGTAGCTTCGAGCTCTTCAATCCTCTTGGAAGCCTTATAGAGCTCCTTCGCGCTCTCGTCCTTCCCCTTCAGAGAAGCCTCTTCCTTCTCAAGCTCCATTTTCTTGATCAGACCGCGAAGCTCTTTAAGCTCAGTGTCCCTCTTTGAAAGCTCCTCAGAAAGAGTGTTGTCAGGAGTGTTCTGCGCCTTCAGCTTCTTCTTAAGCGCAGCAGCACGCTCATTGGCCTTTTTAAGATCATTCTGCATCTGAACGATCTCTTCCTGCGAATACGTCTTCTTACCACCGGGATCGTCTCCATCGCCGTCTCCACCATCATCTCCTCCCTTATCGGGGTGGTTGTCCTTTGAGTCAGGCTTTACGTCGATGTCATCGCCATCACCATCTGGCAGAAGATCCAAACCATAGTTCCTGTTTTTCTTAAGTTGCATACTACTCCTCCTATTCTATCGTCTTAGCATCAGACGCCGACTGGTTGCCTTTATTGTCTACGCCTGCTTTGCGTCGTACTTTACTCGTCAACGGACCTTCTCCGTCCTGCTGACGTCTTTTCTGGATCGACGGTGGCTCGTCTCCGTTCGGAGTTTGTGCAGAATTTGCACCAAGTGGATTAGTCAGCTCAACAGTTGACTCCATGTCAGGAGAAATCCTGACATAGTCACTACCGGCCTGGACTAAGATGGAACCGTCTCCGTTCTTGATCTCCTCAAGAATCAGCTTCTTAATGTCAGCAGGAGCTTCCTCGATAAACTTCATCGCAACCCTGCGCAATACGTACTTATTCAGCTCAGGACTGATACACGCCGTTGCGATCTTAAGCTCTGACTCGAGTTCTTCCACAAAACTCAGAACGTCAAACTCTTTGGGGTAAGAAGACTTGTATTCATCAGTAAACTCCATTCCCTGACGAGCACAGAAGAGTCTGAGGATCTCGTTCTCAGCCCTTTCCAAAGTCTCAGCCTTAGCCTTCAGAGATGCGTCTACTGTAACGAACTGTCTCTGCTTCGCCCTTCCTGACGCATCAGCGCTTCCCTCACCAGAACCGAGACCGGCCATCTGGTAGATCTCAACGATGAGCTCGCCGATGAGCTTCCACACAACATCGATCTGGTCCCGATCTGGGGAAATGTATTGCGGTGGGTGACCAGATGCAGCAGGGTACGTAAAGGCCCAGGAGGTACCAACCTTAGCTTCGAAGGCGTGTGACCTCAACTCAGGATTGGCTTCTCTATTTGCAGCAGTCTCTCCAACCGTATCTGTGGTCGAAGTGTAGTTATCCACGTAGTACTCACCATCATCCGGAACCACAAGCTGCGAGAATGTCTGCTTATAGATCTGCTCAGAGATGAGGGAAGTCCAGTTGAATATCTCCTTATTAATATAAGCAATGTCGGCAATAAGCGAGGTCCCGATAAGACCGTTGTCGAGCTTGTTGTAACATCGGTGCACGAACACCTCACCGAGCTCGTTCGGGCCACTTCCAATAATCTCGTCGTTCTCGTTGAACTCGACCCACTGCTCACGAGTGATCATCTTGTACCGGTACGCGTTACTGGTATCACGCTCTATATCTGGATCCTCATCCTGGTAGAACGTGTACTTAAACAACACCCAGTTAAAATTCCCAATAGCATCCAGAGACCAGTCAATTGACTCAATAGGGCTCCTCAGAATGACATAAGGAAGCAGATTCCCTTCCTTTGCCTGTCGAACGCTCAGTTCTTTACCCGCTTCTTTTACAGGAGCGTCAACTATGCAATCGACCCTTCCGTACACAGAGGACAAACACGCAACCTTCTTCATCACATCATCAATCGTCCCACCCATCCCATCAGCATTCTGGAAGAATGCTTGGAGCTGAGGGTCCTCAGACCTCACGATCTGGTTCTTGAAGATGTAATTCGTGTACGCATCGACAACTCGCTTGCAGTAGTTCACATAAAAAGCCCGTTCCTGCCTCCTAGTAAAATCAGTTGCAGACTCGAGCCTGTGGGAATGAAGGTAGGTGGCTACGTCCTTCAACCACTCATAACCACCCTTGTAAGCAGCATAATATAAGGTAAAGACTTCTTCGTAGTCGCTGTATTCCGGATGCCTCCGTTGTTTATATGCAGAAACGTCAGCCATTAGTTATACCTCTTTCGTAGGACCATACATAGTCCAGCTATACCGGAAAAAAGTAATATGTCAAGTAGAAAATCGACTTTCTCGACTCTAATCATATCTGTACGTAGGCGAGACCTTCTTCCTGTTCGAGTAGGTATCCCTAATAATATGTTGGACAGGTATGTTATGCGTTCGCGCAAAAGTAGGTACAAAAACCTTTTGATTAAGGAGCGTGTAGGCTCCTTCGAGAGCATCCGGACCATCATCATGCCCAGCCTGAGGATACCACTCCATCTGTTCAATGAGCTCCTGATCCTCGTACTTTCGAAAGCGAAGCGTTCCGTTCTTAACCATTGGCTCAAGAGACTCAATACGAGAACCTTTATCAACGGCATGATGAACCTGAATAATCTTTTCATATCTCGCTCCTGCCTCAGCCAACTTCTTCTTGATCTCGTCACCAAGAATGCTCTGAAATGCGTTGCTTTCTACACCGATCTTCGGATAGATATTCTTCTCGTTCAGCTGAAGAACGGTCTGTACGATATCACTTACCTGTGACGAGATAGGCACCCTGTTGATCCGACACTGCCTAACAAAAGAGATTCCTGAGGACAGGTGTTTGGCAATAACAGCAATGGCACTGAAGTCGTGCTTCTTTGTCTGCCGTCCAATGGACGAGTCGAGATAGAGCGAGTAGGCAAACTGGCCTTTAAGTGGCTCAAACTCTTCTTCAGTGTAGAAGTAGAAGTCGCGGAACACCTGCTCATCAGGAGACCTGGGGATATTCTGTTTCTCTCGGAAGAAAGCCAGCTCTCCGTCCGTTACCATCTCGTACATGAGGGCGTAGTAAGTATCCCACCCTTCCCACAATATCTTCGTACCTTCCAGCATACAATCCTTGTTGAGCAGGAAAAATCGCATCGCTTCATATTCTCTCAAAGGATCGAACCGGTTGGTAAGTATCTTCTTCCACTCAACCCACTTCTTCTTCCCTTCCTCACTAGAGCACCACGACTCTACAGCCTGAAAACGCAGTGCGTGCCAGTTAGCATACTTCTGACTCTCGTAGAGCTGGTTCAGGAGGCTTTCCTTGTGGAGGATCGTACCAGCAACGAAGATATCCACGTCCTGACCTCGAGCTCCAGCCTTACACACGTCCTGGTCGAACCACGTAATGAGACCCCGACGCATCGTGTCAGAGTCAATCATCTGCTTATTCTCTATGTCATCACAATTATGAGAGAGGCCAAAGTGGGTTAGATATGTGTGGTCTGGTGTAGTTATGGGAACGAAAACCCTACCACTCACCTTTTCAGTAGCCCGTACTTTTGACCACAGAAAACCATCCTTAATGAATAACCTATTAAAGGAGTATCGAGAAGAGTCTTCTAAATCATAACCAAGTAACTTGGCTCCATCTCTGAACCAAAGATCGTACTTCTGCTGGGTATTGCAGCTTCTCCCGTTAAAATCTATAACACTAGGACCAACGCCCTTCCTTATAGAGGCTGGGACACCAATACGGGCCAGCATTCTTCTCACACTCAACAAACCCTCTAGATAAATGCTAGTAAGACGAACAGACGCACCTTTTCGATCAAAGAACCCATCAGCGTCTAAATAACCGCGTACCAAATGCTTCTGATACTCTGGATCTATCTGCTCTACCCAAGGCGGGGGGAGTTTTTTACAAACATCCTTCTTCCAACAAGTAACCAACCATCTAGCCACATCGGACCAGGAAAAAACCACCTGAAAGCACATTCCGCTTCCAAGAACTCTTCTATCTTGTATAGACCAGCTCTTATTCCACCTAGTCAAGAACTCAGTTAACCTGTTATACACAAACGGGTCATTATAATTAATAGTAATATTCATAGCAAACTGCTCACGGTTACCGTAGACATTTTTCCCAGACACGTGCCCGTCGCCCCACCAGAGCCCTAACATCCACCAAAAATCTGGGTCGTTCATATAAGGAGGAACTTCCTTTAAGAACTCTGGGTCTCCAACACACTCGCTCCCAAGTAACCTACCCTTATTATCTCTAGCAACTACCCTAGTCAGTCTAGGCTTCTTGACGTCTATCGGCTGTATAGGAACTATTGTCTTATCTATGGGGTAACCAATAAAGCAATTTTTCTTAAGGTCTTCTGCTTTCATCCATTTAGGATCGTATTCTACCAACGTATCCCACTGATTAATTTTAAACTTAATCTCTTTAGTCCAGTACAAATGCTCACTAGTAACAGTCTCAGAGAAGGGAACAGACCAAACCTTAACCTCTACACCGTCTTGGATAACCTCAGTTTTCTTATAAGGAAGTTCCTCTACAGGAAGCCACGTCCCATCATAACATACCGGAGTCCCCTTTTCATGGCACAATACCAGCCCCGGCCTAAAGTTTTTGTATCTTCTACCACGAATTTTCCCACCAGAGCCCATCGCACGAATTAAAATGTCATTTTTGGTAATAATACGATCATTTCTCCATACTAAACCTTTCCCAAACGCATGAGGATATAAACGACGAATAACATCATTACCCTCCAGCTCGTCCTTAATCCAGCTTAGAAAATCTTCCGCTTGGTCAGACGTGTCAGAGGCAATAACTATAAATCTGTGCTTGCGGTAACACACAGCCCATAATGGTAAGGCAAGCGTAGTGTAGCTTGACTTAGCCGCTCCCCTAGGAGCTACAATTACCTCTCGAGCACCCGTCCCCAACTTCGCTTTAAAAACATCACATAGATATAAGTGCATTTTACTAAAAGGACCCTTGACATAGTCCGTAAGAACTAGGGTTGAGAAGGCATCTATTCTGTTATAGAAGATCGTCCTGATATCATCCTCCGACAGACCGCTTTCAAGTAAATCATCGAGCGTAGGTCGAGCGGGGGGATTCTTTCTAGCAGGAGCTTCTACCTCAACAGGAGGAGGTGGATACAAATATAACTTACTACTATTCCTGGACGGAACATCCATGCACTACTCCTTATTCACGATACCGATTATGAAGTCAGCAATCTTGTTACCGGTTATCTTGTCTATACTCGACTCGATACGACCACCAACGATGTTCGCAGCTCCCTGAGGTTTTCCTTTCGCTTTAGCATCGGAGTCACCTCCCTCGAGACCCCAGAGCTTCATCCGAACCTCCAGCAACTTCGTCAGCTGGGCCTGGTACTTGGTAATCACCTGCGGATCAGGAAGAGTTTGAGCTTCTGTACACTTACACACATACAGATTCATAGCCGCGTCAATCTTAGAAAGCTGACGAGTAAGGTACTCATCAACCTCGAGCCTTCTAAGCCCTTTGGCGTCAGCATCCGGCTTACCCAGAAAAGAGTTGGCTATCTGATTGAGCTTTCGACGAACCGTAGAAGGAGTAAGACCAGTCTGCTTAGCAATCTCTTCAGGAGAAAGACCATCCTTAAAGAGTTGCTCGACATAGCTGGACAATACAACACCGTCCTGCTCTGCTCCCTCTTTCCATACAGACATTTCGAAGACTTGCACCGGTTGTTTCACCGGCGCTACGGGAAGTACCTGACCTTCTACTACTTCCTCTTCTAAGATGTCCTCATCCTCTACTTCGGCTGGCAAATACCTATTGTCATTCATGGCTCCGAATGTAAAGTAATAACTCGACGTTGTCAAGACTAGAGTAGATTTTCCACTTGACATCCAACAAAAGAGCCTGTACTAGCCAAGGAAGAGTATCGAAGTATTTAAAGGAGAGAATATGGGCGAGAAAACAGTATTCACCAAGATAGCAATGGTCGCTAATAAGGTCACCCTGAGAGCCGCTGAGCGCTCCACCAACGCCAAGATCACCGAACTCGAAGAGAAGGGATACAAGATCGAAAGCGTCCAGACCTCAGCCCATCCGGTTCCAGACGACGAAAACCCGAACACCCTGCGCCTTCTGTGGCTCTCGTTAATCACCTATAAGGTCGAAGAGGAAAGAACCAAGCCTTTATCCGATGTTATCAATAAGGATAAGATCGTAATTATAGATGAAGAATGAGATCTCGATATCCGACATCCTCAGACTAAGTTCTGAGGAGTTTACGGAGCTGTTCGAAGAAGAGGGAGGGAGCATTGTTGTTGTCCCTCCCCAGGGTTATACGCTGAATTTCTCCAAAGTACGTACAACTGAAGATGTCATCGACGTACTAGAAGTCCTCTGTAAGATGATTCTCCCGCAGGTGCTGTTCCTGAGTGATCGTGAGTACGAAGACAGCCCCATAAAACACCTGCTCGATAAGGTTACCACTTAGACATTATATCCACATCCTTCTTGATAAAGGCTATGAAATCATCGTAAGGCATAGCTTCCACGAACTTATCAACGTCCTCGTGCACAACTATCATAGAAGGATCACTCCGGTTCACACGACAGATTGAGAGATCCTTCCCACCCAGGTAACTGAAGTGAAGGAACATCGGGTGGTCTATAACATAGGTATAAGGCTTTCCTCCGGTATACTCTCCGAGCATTTTCCAGTACGTCTGGTCGTGCTTCTTACCGATACCTACGAAGTCCTTTGGGTCTAGGAACCCAACCTTGTCAAAGAAGTCAGGCTGCATACACCAGAAACCACTTCCACCCTGTATACCAATACGAGAACGGTACTTCTTACCGTTCAGCACGATCTCGGTCTCGTAACCAGAGGTACCTCCTGGGTACTGACCGATGATTTCTATATGGTTCGGTCCCTTGTTCAGCTCAGTTCTTGCAGCAACTACCAGATCGTCCCACCCGTCCTCAACAGCGATCATGTCGTTATCCAGACACACTATCATCTCATACGCGTTAGGGTTAGGGTGAGCCGCTATATAAAACCCAAAGTCGTTGAAACTGACTATCTTACCGAAACACCCGTAAGTAGAAGTAACCGTGTTAGCAACATACTTACAGATCTTTCCATCCTCATATAAACTCCTGAAGTATTCCCACTGATCTTTTGTACGATATGTTGTGACGTTGTCGTATACAAAGAGATGAACCGGACGCCTCGTCTTCTTCAGAAGAGACTCAATACATTTCTGCGTTACTGCGTACCTGTCCCTGCAAGACAGGTGGATAGCGATAGGCTTCATGCTATACTCCTTAAGGTTTTCTTAGTACTATTTCCACACCAGATAAAAACGCTGTCAGGATATTCTTTTCCGAGGTAAGCAGGGACAAGAACTTCTCATCACAGTTCAAGCTAGTCTTACATGGGGCTGAGTTTACCCTGCTATATATACGCTCATTCCCGGACAACTTCACCATGTAAAGATATACCTTATTGTTTATACGAACTTTCCCGAAAGCTGTTTGTGTCATAAGTTCCCCTACATAATAGTCTCTGACTCGTAGGCTTCGAGGATATTATCCATCAGAGAAGCAAACGCCTCCGGGTCAAGAAAATGGATCGACATGGCCTCGTCTGCGAACGCGATATACCCCTCATGCTCTGCTACATCGTTCAGTACTGCTAATGCGACACGCCTGTGATGCTTAATCGCATACCCTCTGTATAACCTGACGCCGAGGTAGAAACCCACTAGGAGGACACCGAGGAGTAGAGTAGAGAAACGAGACAGCATAGACTTTACCTCCCAAAGGGTAGATTCTTGAAATCCATTCCTAGCTCCTGTATATCACAGAATTTACCCTATTGCAATCTTGTCTTGGTTACGATATACTAGCATTCCAATAATCCTGCATTTTCTGAGGAAAGTAGTATAAACTACACCTATGAGTGGAGGAATCTTAGATGTCTGGAGACGCTTACCCTACCCAGAAAGAATGGATCGTCAAGAAGTTTGAAGAGTTAGGAAGCACAGCCAAGATCTATGAGTTATACGATGATTTCAAGATCGAAACTAACACATCACCCAGCTACGAAACATTCAAACGGCGGGTAAGAAAGTTCACAACCAAAGGAGAGAAGACACCAACAATAAAAGACGGTAAGATAAAGGTAGACGTTGAGCGCGAGCTCCTAAAAGACGAAGTTGTCAGACTTAAAAAAGCCCTCAGAAATATCACCAAAGATCTCACCCTTGAAGAAAAACTCATCAGAAGCCTCGAAGCAGTAGTCAGATCTTACAAACCTTACGAGAAAGACATAGCGTTTTCACAGGAAGCCAACAGAAGTCGTGACGCGGTTATCATGCTGTCAGACTGGCATCTGGACGAGAAGGTGGATAAGGAAGAAGTGTTCCACATAAACGAGTTTAACTGGAAAATAGCGGAAGCACGGATCGATTACCTCTTTAAGAAAACCATCCAGAACGCCATTGAGCTCAAATGCTCAGCCCTTAATATACTTCTATTAGGAGACTTCTTCTCAGGTATCATAAAGGACGACCTGATCTACGGCGCTGAGATAGGCATAACTCCGACGATCGTAAAGGCATTCGACATCATCGCCAGACACATGAGAGAAGCCGCAAAGTACTTCACTATCAGAGTAGCCTGTGTATTCGGGAACCACAGCAGACTCACGCCTATGAAAGGATTTAACAAGGCCTACACCTTAAATCTAGAGTGGATGCTCTACGAATTCCTAAGGAGAGAGGCTGGAGAGTTCGCTGAGGATTTCGTAAACCCGAAGAGCCCCATATACATTGTTAATATACAGGGGTACAACTTCATGATCACCCACGGAGACATGGTGTCAGGAGGAAACAACATGGCTAAGATCCCGGCTACAACTTTCTCGAGGGACGCGGCCAAGATAAACGGAACCCTAGCTACAAAGTATGCGGCTGATGTAAGGCATGGACTGATTCCAGAATTCCCCCAGAGAGTCGATTATATCCTCGCAGCACACTTCCACAATGAGTTTACAATCCCAGGATTCGATGATATACCCATTCTCGGCAACGGATGCCTGATAGGCGGAAACTCATTCAGTCTGAAAGTGGTTAAAGCAGCTAGCAGGCCTAGTCAGCGGTTCTTTATAGTAGAAGAGGGAGAAGGCTTACGCTTCATGGACACTATCTTCCTAGACTGTATAAGTGCCTGATCTTGACAAATGACCACAAGTATGCTATAAGACCCGGACAGTCACAACCCAAGGAGGATTGTATAATGCAGAATTCCGGAGTATTACCTACCCTTAAACGCGAGCTAACCACAGAAGAAGTCCTCAACGAACTACGAACAGCATCAGACGACCACATTTTGGTGGCGCTCTACCTTAACCTCATCAAGTCAGGACAAACCAGCACGACACACGCACTTGTATCGATGGTACAGGGGCTAGTAAACTATGCAAAAATCCTCGAGGAGAGGCAGGAGTTCCTCTTCAGCGAGGCACGAGGAGAAGCGTAAAGAACCATGAAACCGTCAATCGACATAAAAAAAGTGGAATTCAGCATCAAGAAGTGCGAGAACAGTAAGGAGCTCTGCTACCACTGCTCAGTCCAAGTAAACGACATAACCTACAATAACAAGTACACAACACGGTCGAAGGTAAGTCCCATGGTAGTGCTTAACTCTCTGATGGAGAGAACAAAGGAGGACGTACGGAAGATCGTGCTTGATATGGAGAAGCATAGAGGAGTGGGAGAATAATGGGAGACGTTATATACCTAAAGGATTACAAGAAAGTGAAGAGCCTCGCAGATCTCAACAAGAGAATACTCGGACCAGGCTTCAACGCCGCAGAGTGGTTGAACTACGTTGACGTACGAACAATCACGAAGCAGATAGAGGATATGAACAACAAAAAGGAGGAGTAAGAATGCTTTTCGAGATCGCAGTAGTATTGGAACCAACAGAGAAGGATGCAAAGAATGGAGCACTAGAGGAGCTGGTTATTGAACCAACAACTCTGGTTGCAAAGGATGAGAAATCGGCGGCTATGACAATACTACTGAAACAGGCCGAGGCTCTCGGTAAGTACGATATCGGAAGGCTTAAGGTACTTGTCCGCCCTTTTGCATAGACAAGCTTGGTAAGACTAAGGCCAAGCAGAATGTAGAGATGGCGTCAGGATGCACGGTACAAGTGACCCCGTTTACGAGGACTTACGAACCCTCCTCAACGATCCCGTGGAATGGCGACTTCTATGTATCCAAGTATAATACCGGAGTGTTACCTAACACCACGGTGTTTAATGCTTCACAGCTCACATAGGAAAAAAGGCTACCAAAAAAATAAAAAGAAGAGTCAAGATGTGGTAAGTTTCTACTAGACGCATACCTCCCAACAAGAAGGACCCTCGGAAGGTAGCCCCGAGGGTCTTTTCTTTTTCATTGACAAAATCGTCATTCTGTGATATAGTTCCCCATAATCAGTACAGCATCTTTGTAGGAGCGTATTCTAAGTATGACTGATAAGCCCTCCGTTCGCATTCTCTCTCTGGATGGTTATATACTAACCAGTTCAGGCAAATATAAAAAACCTGATATCATAACAACCGATATCGTTGTGTTTGACAACTTCGAGGAAATAGCCGAAATATTTACAATTCTACTGAGCTTATGCAGAGACACTAAGCTCCGTGAAAAATACACTCATAAAACTATCGAAAGATACAAGGAAGCTGGAGCTCTTGCTTTCGTAGACAATAAAGAAAAGACGTACATCTGGTTCGATAGGAACAAGATAACAAAAGAACGCCTCATAGCCATTCTCGGTCACGAGCTCGGTCATCTGCAACGCCCTTACAGAAAAGAAAGAGAGAAAGAGGAAGCCAAGGCAGAAGTACACTCGCAGGTGGCCGTAGTAGCCTTTACTATTGCAGAACAACTTCTCAAAGGAGAATAGACGTGCGCCTCGATGAACGATTAATACCAAGAGGAGAGTATTGCTATGACAGCCTCGGGTGCTGTCCATACCAGGACAGGACGCTACCAAAG